GCCCCGACACAGGGCGACGCCGTCGAGTCCGCCGTCAACGGACCGTCCGGGCTGAAGACGCACGACCCGCGCGTCGTCCTCCGCACCACCGCGGGCGGCACCCACGTGAAGTGGTCTAGCGGGGCCGAAGCCAAGCTGTTCGGTGCGCACAGCCCGGACGACGTGGAACGCCTCCGCTCCGGCGGTAACAGATGCCTCGTCTGGCTGGAGGAGGCCGCCGCGATGCGCCGCCTTGGTGACGCCCTCACGCACTCCGCGATGGGTCTGCGTGTCGGCCCTAACCCCCACTACATCGCCAGCACGACGCCGAAGCCCCGCAAGGAGATCCGGGACCTCCTCGCCCGGGCGGACGTCATCACCACCAAGGGGAGGACGCGCGACGCGATCCACCTCCCCGAGATGATGCGCACCAAGCTCGTCGCCCAGTACGCCGGCACCCGCCTCGAACGGCAGGAGCTCGACGGAGAACTCATCGACGACATCGAAGGCGCCCTCTGGTCGTGGGGGCTCCTCGACACCACCCGGGTCGGCGCCGCGCCCCCGCTGTCCCGCGTCGTCGTCGCCGTCGACCCGTCCGTGTCCTCCGGCGACGAGTCCGACGAAATGGGCGTGATCGTCGCCGGGCTCGGCGAGCAGTACATCCCCGACCGCAACGGCACCAGCCGCCGGCACGGGTACGTCATCGATGACCTGTCCGCCCGCATGGCGCCCGTCGAGGCCGCGCGCACCGCGATCCGCGCCTACCACCAGCACAAGGCCGACGCGATCGTCGCCGAAGTCAACAACGGCGGCGACTGGATCGGGACCGTGGTCCGGCAGATCGACCCCACGGTCAACTACCAGACCGTGCACGCCTCCCGCGGCAAGCTCACCCGCGCCGAACCGGTGGCCGCCCTGTTCGAGCAGGGCGCAGCGCACCTTGTCGCCAGCCTCCCCACCCTCGAAGACCAGCTCACCACATGGGTCGCCGGAGAGTCCGACAGCCCCGACCGGCTCGACGCCATGGTCTGGGCCCTCACCCTTTTGCAGCTCGCGCCCGCGGGCAACTTCATCGTCGCGGTCGCGTAGGAGGACACGTGGGATACAAGACAGGAGCCATGCGCCGAGCAGCCGAACGACGGGCCGCGTACGGGCTCGACACCCTCCGCGACCGGCAGCCCATCACAGTCGCCAGCATCGGCGGGCAGCAGTCCCTCACCCTCGCCCTGGACGCCGAGGCCCGCGGCTACTCCAACAGCGCCGTCGCGTACCGGTGTGTCGAGGCGATCGCGTCGAACGGATCATCCGTGCCGCTCACGGTGTGCCGGCCGGACGGGTCGGAAATCGAGGGCCACGAGGTAGCGCACCTGTTCAACAAGCGTCCCAACCCGCTCATGAGCGCCAGGGTGTTCAAGTCGCTGCTGCTCCAGCAAGGCGAGCTGGCCGGGCAGGCGTTCGTGTGGCTGGACCGCGGGGAGACCGGTCAAGGGCGTGTGCAGGAGATGCACATCGTGTTTGACCAGGTCGACGTCATCGTGGACAAGCCGCTCGCGCAGCGGCCGACGACGGCCGACATCCTCGGGTTCATGATCCGCCGGGCGGACGGGCAGCAGGTCCCCGTTCTCCCCGACGAGATGCTGTGGCTCCGCTACCCCCACCCCTTCGACCCGCTCGGGTGCCTGCCCCCGTGGAAGGCCGGGCGGCACGCAGTCGACATGGACGCGTACGCCCGCGAGTGGCAGCGCTCTTCGTACAAGAACGGGGCCAGCCCCACCGGTGTTCTGTACCTCGGGGACATGGACGAGCAGAACCTGGCGACGGCCCGAGCCGCCTGGAAGTCGACGATGCAGGGTCCGTCCAACGCGGGCAAGAACCTCGTCATGGGGTCGCCGCCGAATTCGGGCAGCAAGGGCATCAAGTACGAGCGCATCGGTTTGACCGCGCAGGAGATGGACTACCTCGAATCCCGCATGGCGAATGCGGACGAGGTGATGATGGCGTTCGGTGTTCGCCGTGACGTCCTCACCGGTGGCAGTACGTACGAGAACCAGACGGCGGCCATGGCTGCCCTGTGGTCGCAGACGATCAAGCCGAAGCTGGAGATCATCGGATCGGAGATCGACCGGGTTCTCCTGCCCTCCGACACGGAGGAAGCCGAGTTCGACCTGTCCGGGGTGGAGGCGCTCCAGGAGCAGCAGGACTCCAAGGCCAACCGGGCTCGGGCCGCGATGTACGCGGACATCACCACCGTGGACGAGGCGCGTGCGGTCCTCGGCCTGGAGCCCTTGCCGAACGGGCTCGGTGCCCACACCCTCACCCCGTACCGCGGCCAGTTCGCCCCGGTGCAGGGCGTGCCCGCTTCGGACAGCGCACGGTCGTGGGACGCCGACTTCACCCGCCTACCGCCTGCGGCCCCGGACATGGGCCCGCTGGTGGAGCGCGCCGTGGAAGCCGCGTTGTCCCGGCTTCTGGGCGCTGTGCCTGCTGTGCCGCCGCAGCGCGCCGAGCTGACCCGCGCCGACGACACCCCGTCGTCCCCGTCGTTGGCGGACATCAACGAGGCGTACGACGAGCTGGAGGCCGCTGGGGTCCGCGCGGTGCGGGCGCTCGCGCGGGAGCAGCGGGAGCGGGTCCTCCGGGATTTCGACCGGCTGATGAAGAAGCCGCAGCGCTCCACTGACTGGCTGTCGGAGGTGCGCACGGAGGCGTGCGCCCTGGCCCGCGAGGACACGGTGCGCCTGGCCCCGCCGGACCTGGACGTGGTGCCGGCCGCGCGCGCTACCGACATGGACGTCGCGGTGGGCCCGGAGGGGTGGGAGGAGCGGATCAAGGCCCGGGAGATCTTCGACCCCAGGTACTGGCGGCGGCGCACGTCCGAGGTGCTGCGCCCGTTCGTGGAGCGGGCGTGGCGGCGCGGCGGGGTGTCGATCACGGCTGACTTCGACCTGGACGAGCCGACCGTGGCGGACGCGCTGCGCGACCGCATCGACGAGCTGGCTGGGCAGGTGACGGCGACGACGGAGCAGGTGCTCCGGTCGCAGCTGTTGGCGCATGGGGTGGCTGAGGGTGAGTCGGTGCCGGAGCTCCGGGCCCGGTTGCAGCAGGTGTTCACGAACCTGTCGGACTTCCGGGCGACGATGATCGCACGCACGGAGACCGTGGGCGGCTACAGCCAGGCCTCGTTCCTGGCTGCGCTGGATCAGGGCGCGACCCGTAAGACGTGGGTGTCGACCGACGACGCCCGGACCCGGCGGACGCACAAGGCGGCGCAGGGCTCCACCGTGGCGATGAACAAGCGGTTCCCGCTGACCGAGTCCCGGTGGCCTGCCGACCCGGCCGCACCTGCCAACCAGTCCATCCAGTGCCGGTGTGCGCTGACCTTCGAGTTCGAGGAGATCTGACGATGACCATGACCGACAGCGAACTGCGCAACGCCTACCCCGTTCTCCGATGGTTCGACGCCGAGCACCTCCCGCCCGAGCTGCGGGACCACAGTGAGGCATTCGGGAACCTCGCGTGGAAGATGGCGTACGTCCTGCCGTTCTGTCCGGAAACAAGCGCTGCGCTGCGGAAGCTGCTGGAAGCCAAGGACTGTGCGGTACGGGCCGCGATCCTTGGCGAGGAGCAGCCGGGCGGCAGTCGTTCCGAGGGGGGCGTCTGACGTGGCCCACGACCGTCCGCTGTCCGAGCTGCGCAGTTCGGGCCTTCTCTGGCTGATCAACCGCGTGGTCTTCCACCCGCGCGGGGCGGCCCTTGCGCTCCACGAAACTCCGAGCGGTGAGATCACCGGGTGGCGCCTGCTTACGCCAGACGGACATGAGCCGTTCACCTTCCCCGACGAGACCGACACCGAGGGCTTCCGCCGCGCTGAGGAGACCCTCCGCGCGTCACTGACCCAGAGGGAGTTCTGACCATGGCCACTCTGCTGCGGGGCGAGGTCCCCGTGATCCTCCAGCCCGCCGGGACAGCCCAGTACCAGGGCGCGTACTGCCCGCCGGGGGTGCCGTTCGCCGAGGTTCGCCGGGGCCCGTTCGACGGGAAGCGGGACATCGTCGTCCGCCCCGACGCCGACGGCGGCCTGCCCCGGCACATGACGTTCGGGAACGGGGCCGTCGTCTACGAGCACGACGGGTCCGACAAGCAGGGCCGGGCCGTGTACCGGTACGCGCCGCGCCTGTCCCCGTCCCACCAGTCCGTGATGGACGGCGTCGCCGAGGTGTACGCCGAGCACAAGATGAAGGAGGCCCAGTGATGGAGCTGGAGTTCCGCGTCTTCGAGACGCACGAGTTCCGCGTAGGCGAGGACCAGGACGGCACCTTCGACGGCGTCGCCTGCCAGTACGGCAAGAAGGACTCGTACGGCACCACGTTCCACCCCGGCGTGTTCCGGCGCGGCATCGACAAGGGCTCGTACGCCTACCTGTGGATGCACTCGCCGTACTCTCCGATCGGGACCTTCCGCGCCGACGAGCAGTCCAACTTGCTGCACATCGCTGGGGCGTACGACGACACGCAGGATGGCCGGGACAAGCGCGCCATGGCCCGCTCCGGCAGCGCCCGGGAACTGTCCGTCGGGTTCGTCCGTACCGACCTGCCGCCGTGGGAGAAGCTCGCCGAGATGGGCGACGAGGACCGGGCCGACGTCCTCGACAACATCCGCTCCGCACGCCTGGTGGAGGTCTCGCAGATCACCGCGCGCATGGCCGCCGTCCCCGGCTCCAAGCTGAAGACGGTGCGCAGTGCACTGGGCGCGCTCTACACCGAGACCGGGGAGCCGACCATGGCCGAGCGTCTCGCCGCCTACGACCGTGAGCACGGCCGGGACACGGAGATCCTGCACGACGAGCAGATGCGGAAGCGCCGCCAGCGGGCCGCTCTGCTGGCTCGCCTCTGAGCGACCGACACACCTCCCCGACGCGGAGTTGTGCATTCGATCTACTCTCCCCCCATCCGGGCCGCCCGTACCGGACGTGAAAGCCACGGGCACGCCGGGCGCGATCCACCGGCCGTGAAAGACGGACCGCAGACACCCAGACATCTGGGCGGCTGCGAGCCGTCCACGGAACCGGAAGGACGCCGCGATGAACCGATCCTCGCTCCCGCGTCACCCCCGGACCGGAGTCCGTGCCGTCGGCATCGTCGGCGGACGCCCGGTCTACCCCATCAAGGGCGGCGCCCCCACCCTCCTGGAGCAGCGCGACGCGATCATCGCGCAGCTGCGGGACCCGAACTTCGATGGTGACCCCGACGAGCTCGACAAGCGCGCCGAGGAGATCGAGAAGAAGATCGAGGCCGCGAACCGGCGTGACGCCCGGCTCCGCGCCCTCGAAGGGGCCCTGCCCCCGGGCGACCCCCAGCCGAAGCCGGAGCAGCGGCAGCAGCCCGGCATGCAGCCCGACGACCAGGGCCGCCAGCACCCCGTGTCCGCCGCCGAGGCGTTCGTCCGGTCCAAGGCGCTGGAGACCTTCCGGGGCAACGGCAAGCGCGGCCAGTTCTCCGTGGACGCCACGGACTTCCGTGCCGCTCCGGTTGGCACCGTCACCACGGGCACGCAGCCGCAGCAGAACACCCGGGTCCCGGGGATCATCCCGAACAACCCGGACTTCCCGCTTCTGGTGGCCAGCCTCCTGGACCGGCAGACGTCGGACGGCACGACCCTGGAGTACATGCGGGACACGTCCGGCCCGCAGTCGACGTGGAACAAGGCCGCCGTGGTGGCTGAAGGTGCGGACAAGCCGAAGTCTGGCCCGTTCACGTTCGACCTGATCACCACCACCCTCAAGACCGTCGCCCACTGGGTGCCGATCACGAGGCAGGCCGCCGACGACAACAGCCAGCTGATGGGCTACATCAACGGGCGGCTGACGTACGGCCTGGAGTACAAGCTTGACCGGGAGATCCTCACCGGCAACGGAACCACCGAGATGCAGGGCATCCTCACCACCCCCGGCATCGGCTCCTACCAGCCGGGTGTGGGCTCCACGGACGTCAAGCTGATCACGGTCCGCAAGGCGAAGACGCAGGGCGAGCTGGCGATGTACCCGCCGACCGCCGTCGTCATGAACCCCATGGACTGGCAAGACATCGAACTGGACGAGGACAACAACGGCCAGTTCCGCGTCATCGCGAACGTCACCGACCCCGGTGCCCCGACCCGCCTGTGGGGCCTCACCGTCGTGACCACCGTCGCGATGACGGCCGGCACGGCGCTGCTCGGCGGGTTCCGTACCGGCGCCACCCTGTGGGAGCGGCAGGGCGTAACGATCCTGATGACCGACTCCCACGCGGACTACTTCACCGCGAACACCCTGGTCATCCTCGCCGAGCGCAGGGCCAACGTCGCCGTGCACACCCCGCAGGCGTTCGTCCGGATCACGTTCGCCGCTGCGACCTGATCCCCCTCCCCCTGACCGAACCTCACGTGAGGAGTGGCCACATGGCTGCACGCAAGGAAACCGAGACCGCCCCGGCGGCCACGGTCCGCACCCAGGAGTACGACGCCGGCGTCGGCTGGGACGTCGGGCAGACCGCGCCCGAGGCCGCGTTCCGGGCGCTCGACGCTGCGGGCACCGGCAGCCCGACCGGGCCCGTGGTGAACAAGCACCCGGGCGGGTACGCCCGGCAGATCGTCGCCAAGGGCGCCCTGATCACTCAGGGTGTGAAGCGCGAGCTGGACGACGCCCAGGCCGAGGCCAACGCCGACCAGAACGAGCAGGGCTGACGGATGGCGTACTGCTCCGTGGAACAGGCCCGCGCGGCTGGCGTGACTGGCACTGATGCCGAGGTCGCCGCGTGGATCAGCGCTGCCACGGAGCGGATCACCTCCTACACGCAGCAGCTGTTCGAACCGACCCCACTGGTGGTGGTGGCGGACGTGGCGCCGGAGGGGCTGGTCCTCCTCCCGCGCCGCGTCCGGTCGGTCACCTCCGTGGCCCCGGTCCTCGACGGTGACGATGGCACCAGTCTCCCGGCGTCGGCGTACCGGGTGACGTCAGCTGACGTGCTTGGCGGCGTGGACGCGGTGCACCTGCGGTGGGGCGGCTACAACGACCTCATCGTCGGCGCCGAGTCGTACAACGGCGGGTGGCGTGGGCTGTTCGACCGGTGGGGAGCCGAGCAGGCCCGCATCGAGGGCATGTTCGGGTACGCGACCGTGCCCGCCCTGGTCGCCCAGGCGTGCGCCCTACTTGCCGCGCACATCCAGGGGCAGGCCGCCCCGTCCGACGCCGACACCACGGCCGCCCCCGGCCTCGACGTGGACGACGAGGGCAACAACGTCCGCATTGAGAACGACACCGACGACGGGGCCGAGCCTCTTCCCCCGTCCGCGTCCACCGGCAACACGCAGGTAGACGCGCTCCTCGTCGGCTACCTCAACCGCGGCCACTCGCTGATCGGGGGCATCTGATGGCCGTCAGTGGGTCGTTCAGCATGGACTCCCGCCAGTTCGAGCGCGGCCTCCGCCGCTGGGTCGGGCGCCTCTCCACCGAGTCGAAGAGCGCCGCGGACCGCACCGGCACCCGCGTCCAGAACGAGGCGCGGCGCCGGGCCCCGGTCGACACTGGCCGGCTGCGCTCCTCCATCGTCTCCCGGTCCGAGGACCATGGGCGGACGTACGACGTGACCGTCGGCACGAACGTGAACTACGCCGAGCACGTCGAGTACGGGACCGCCCCGCACCGTATCTACCCGCGCACCAAGGCCGCCCTGTACTGGCCTGGGGCTGCGCACCCGGTGGCGTACGTCGACCACCCGGGCACCGCCCCGCACCCGTTCCTGCGCCCGGCTATTGCGATGGCTGAGGTGTGGCTGCGCGAGGAGCTGGCCCGTGCCGGAAGGCGGGTGAGGTAGTGGCGGCCACGACGAGTGGTGCGATCAAGGCGCGGTTGGAGTCTCTCGCGTTCGGGGTTCCGGTGTTCCGCGACGGGCCGCGCGAGGGCCAGGCCCCGCCGTTCGTCGTCGTCACCGAAGCGCTCAGTACCGGATTGGACACCGCGAACGGGGACTTCGGGGACCCGGAGGCCGAACTCACCATCGTGGAGAAGGTGGCTGTCGACCTGATCGAGACCGCCCGCACCAAGGCCACCGCAGGCACCGCGCGCGCTGTCGAGCGATACGGGCTGGCCGAGTCCATCGCCCACGCCCTGCATGGGCATGCGCTGCCCGCGCACCCAGCGAAGGTCACCGCGGTTCGCGTCGTCGACCTGGACCGGTTCCCCATCCAGGACAACCGCGTCCGGTCCTCGATCACCGTGGAAATCCACCGGACCCTCCTTGCCGAGGAGGTGACCCCGGCATGACCGACGTCACCCTGATCGCCCTGCCCCGCGAGGACGTCCTCGCCTACCTCGGCCCGGACTGGCCGCCCGCCCCTGACGCGGTCCTGGTCCGTATCGCCCCGGCTGCTGGTGTCACCGACGGCGCGGTCGTCGTCTACGAAACCCCCGGCCGCCCCGGTGTCACCTGGTGGCTCGTGGACGGGGTGATCCCCCCGCAGGGCGCCGGCCCCGGCGGTGAGCCCTTGGCCGCGCTCATCCCGGGCGCCGTGGTGGTGCTGCCGCCGGAGCCCGAGCCCGAAGCGCCCCCGACCGACACCGCCACTCCGCGACCGTTCGAACCCGATCACACCCACCCGTCCGGGCCGAACCCCGGCACCTGGAAGGACTGACTCATGCCGTTGCAGCGCTTCACCCGTGTGTACGGGATCAAGGACGCGAAGATCGCGCCGCTCACCGCCGACCCTGCGTCGGGCACCCCCACCTACGGGGCACTCATCGACGTCCCCGGCATCAAGAGCTTCGAGATCTCCGGGGAGGTGGAGGTCAAGCAGCTCCGTGGCGACAACACGAAGCTGGCGACGAACTCGGCGATCACGAACATTCAGGTTGCCGTCACCCACGCCAAGGTGTCGCTGGACGTGCTGACCGCGATCCTCGGCGGGACCGTCACCGACTCGGGTACGACCCCGGCACAGAAGTCGTCGTGGGACCTGAACGGCGACACCGCAACGATGCCCCCGTTCAAGTTGGAGGGTGTGACCCCGCCGAACGGTGTCGACGTGGTCGGCGGCGACATGCACGTCATCCTCCACAAGCTCAGCCTGTCGGCGTTCCCCGATCTCGGATTCGCCGAGGAGGACTACCGCATCGCGTCGTTCACGGCGGACGCGGACCCGCTGCTGTCCAACGGCAAGTGGCTGTCGATCGTCCTCAACGAGACCGCGGCAGCGATCGCCTGATCTCCGGGCGGGCGCGCGGACCCTTCACCTACGCCGCAGCCCGCCCGGCCCCCCCCCCAC